AGTAACTTCATAGAGTGCTAACTTGCTGATTATAGATGAGAGCTTTCTGCTAGTTATTTTCTCTTTTAACTTATTGGCTTTCCAAATTCCTGTAAAAGTATCAATGATAATTAGTACTCCTATCATTAACAGTATTCCCGATATCGGTAAAAAGAATGCAAAGCATATAGAGATAAGTGTCAATAGTTCTTGTTGTATAGATAGTATTAATAAAGATAGTTGTGTTTTCATAAGTCTAGTTCTTCAAAAGCTTCAGTAATACTGAATGTTAAATAAAAAAACAATGTTATACCACCAAAAACAATGTAGTATTCTTGACCTTGAAACATCATAAATAACGAAGTTGCGTAACCCGAAATAAAATATAGACTTGCTAAGTAGTTACCTTTCATTATATTGATGTTATATAAGTATTCCATGCCGCAATAAAAGCTGTATTCTCAGCTACCATACTAGCACCCATAGCATATGCTGCTACAGTATGTTCTGCAAAAGCACCATCTGATGTTAATATCTTCTGTGTATCAGCAAAAGGCTCAGCAGAAAATACAGTACGATTACTTGATGTAGTACCATTATATAATCTGACATTAGTGGCAGAATTTCTATGTATAGACTTAGGTTCTACTGTAGTTGTATATTCAAAGGGTATAAGCAAATTAAAATAATCTTGATTAATTCTCTGTTCAATAGTATTATTTAATATCATCGTATTTTGAACACCTCCAATACCATCCATAGGGCCTGAACCTAAAAAAGCATAAGGAAAGAAATACCTAGATGCATTGTCTTGTTGATAGTTTAAACCCATGTTATATGGGTCAAATTGTGTATCAAAGAATGCACTAGAACCATCTCCTACAAAACCTTGATTTATATTAAAAACACATCCTATATTAAAAGCAAGCTGATTAGGATTTTTCCAATCTAGTGCAGCATAGTACTCATCCCCATCAGTAGCAAATACAAAGAATGTATCTAGTTTAGCCCAAGCTCCTGCAGCTTTAATGTCTAACATTAATCTGTTCTGTAATTGACTTTGAGCATAACTAGCAACACTAATTGGTAAAGTAGTGTACACTACATAGTAATCAGCATCATAAATATAGATGTTATTGCTATTACCTGTTCCTGAACCTGCAATATTAGTACCTGTAACTTGACAATATACCTCAGTATCAGCATCAGTCTGCTGTAGTGTATAGGTAGTTGATGTAGCTCCTGCTATTGGTAAAGTTGTACTTACAGTATACCATTGATAAGTAAAGGTAGGACTACCTATCCATGTACCATTTGTAGCAGTAAGTACACTGCCTACTGCAGGAGTACCTGTCACTATAGGTGCTACAGTATTAACAGGTGCAGATGGTGGTGGATTTGATACTCCTGCACCTTTTACAGATATGTCTATACCGATTTGTATCATCTACCAAAGGGCTATAATATCTGTGGCAGATGAAATAATATGTACTTTTATTACTTGTACAGGTAAAAAAGTACCTGATGCTATTCCAATAAAATTTACAACATCACCTCCTGCAGTAGTAACAGTAATTTCACCTCCTGTACCAACATATAATACACATGGCTCAATTGAGCCGGGGATATTTGTGCCTAAATATAATGTATAAGCATTTGTTGATGCCATTATATTTGCGTTTAAAGATAACTGCGTAGCACTATCTACATTTGTAACTTTTGCAGCAAGTAAGCTTGTAGTGTTGTATACAATGTCTCCAACTTGAATATTTAATGGATTTACTCCACTACTAGAAAAATTCTTTGTTGAGTCTACAAGTTTATTTGCAGTAGTAGCTGTTGCTGTACTATTTACAATAACATTAGGCATTGGGATATTTGTATCATTTGAAGGTATAACACTTAATGCTCTACTTACCTGAAGTTTTAAATTTGGCATAGCTTATTTTTTTTTAGTATTTTTTATTTTCTTCATAGCAGCTTTCATTCCGTACTCCATGATCATTTCTTTTTTGCCTTCTTTCTTCTCGTGTGTCATCTTAGCTGTTTTAGAAGGATACTTTTCTCCTGTTTTCTTTTCAATAATTTTCTTTGTTTTCATTTTTTATTTTTTATTGTTAAACATTTTATTTACAAGTAGGTTAGGATTGTTTAGCGCTTCTTTTCTTTTATCACACCCACAATCTTTTCCTGTTACTTTTGAAACAGTATCTACTACTTTTTTAATTCCTGTTGCTGTTGTTATCTTTTCAATAACATCACCCATTCCTTTAGTCTTTCCCATTTGATTTTATTTTTTCACAAAGTTAAACAAAATTATCTTATTGTTTTTACAGAATTTGTTTTTGGATTGTATTTGAAATCATTTACTGATTTCCCTGTTCTTTTAGCCGCCCTGTCTTTTGCTCTCTCAGATGCAGTCATTGAATTTCTTTTTAGCCCTTCAGCAGTAAATGTTTTTCCATCTGCTTTTAGATGACCTCTTTTTATTAAAATTGCTATAGCAGTTCCTTTGCTACCAACTTGCGCTGCTAGTCTGTCTATTAATTGATTGCTACCCATAAATTTTTGAGTTGCCATAATTTAGTATTTACCTCTTCGATTACTTGGATTAGGAGTGGTTGCTCCACCCGGTCCTGCCCATAGGTTTTTGCAGGCCCAATATCTTGGTGTTAGTTTGTCATTTGCAGTATCACAACTATGTCGTGCTCTAAAACTTTTTCTTGCCGCAGCACTATAGTTGTTACCATAGCCCTTTGCTCCAAAGTGTAGCAGTTTCTCCGTGCCATTGCTACATGCCTTGACCATTTTCTTTTTGCCTGCCTTATCTGAAGGAACAGGACTATTGCACTTCATATTTTCTTTATTTGCCATTAGCTTTCTAGTCCATCGCCTTGAAAAGGTCGGTTAAAAGTTGATAGTCCTACTAATCTAGTCCTACCGCTACCACCTGAATCTCTACTTGCTCTTCTTCGTGCATACGATGCAGATGCAATCTCTTTATTCTTTATTCTTTCCGCATCTCTTATAGCAGCGTTTTTTTTAAGTGCTTCAACAGCAGCGTTATTAAATGCAAGCTTTTCAGCAGGAGTTTTCTCTTGCTCTGCAGTTGTCTTAACTGATTTATCTTTTGCCATTTTAGTTTATTTTTTTAATTTTTTGGCGCAAGTTTGTCAATAGCATCATTCTTCATTGCCATCTTACCTTTTTCTTCTAGGGTAATTATACGGTTCTCAACTCTTGCTGCTCTACCTAATATTCTGTCGGCTTTCTTCTCTCTGCCTTCATCTACAGCTTTGTAACCTCTGCTTACAAGTTTAGCTTCTCTTTCTTTTAATCTTTTGATTTTTTTTTCGTCATCAAATGGCATGGCTTTTGTTTTTTAAGTTATTATGAATTAACTTTACAAAAGTAATAAAATAAAATCTAATAAAATGAAAAAAATAGGTAATGACTATCTAAAATATTGGCGCGTAATAAGATATTACATCAAAAATAAGTACGGACTTACACAAGCAGACCTTGACATACTGCTCTTCTTGTACTCCGAGCAGTACTTCACAAAAGATAAGTTCAAAGAGTTCGATGCACTTGTTAGTTGGAACGTGAATAGGTTTGATACCCTGCTAAGGGATGGGTGGATAGTTGTATTTCGTAGGGGATTTAAAGGAAGTAGGGCGATATATGAACTACCGTACAAGACAAGTCGGATGATTACCTCAATATACAAGAAACTTAGCGGTGAGGAGATACCAATGGGTAGTGGCAACACTATGTTTGAGAAGAATGTGAAGTATACAGACAAGGTATACCGCAATATGATTATGGAGATGAACAAGTCCTTTAAAGGTAAGGAAAGGACAGTAAATAAACTATAATACCACCACTACATCGTTCTCGGTGATGACTGTACACTGAACGTCATTGATTATCATGGTGAAACTACGACCCTTGTCGTAATATATCTCGTCACCCTCGTTGATAACCAACACATCTGTGCCTGACTTTTGCACAACAGCGCGTTTGTATCTCAGTTGATTGGCATCCTCGCCCGATAAAATCAATCCCGACTCAGTTTTAATCTCTTCGTCAATGTTTTTTACAACAATAAATTTTCCAATTGGTTGCATGTCTTCTTTTTTATGTTTTTAGCTCTATAGTTGTCCGTTTGTGAGTGACAATTCGGGCAAAGTATTTGTAAATTTTTTAAATCGTTGTTCTTATTGTTGCCATCTATGTGATGGACCTCAAGTGTTATAGCACTACCTAACCATTCCGAAGTGTTGCATAGCTCACAACAGCTATCTACGTCTCCTATTAATAGCTTTCTTAGTGTTTGTATGTGTAACTTCTCTCCATTAAATAGTCTTCCGTAAGATTTTTTCTCCCAAGCCTCAAATTGCTTAACCCTCTTTTCATCAGAGTTATTCACTTTGTCCCAATCAACCAAAGAATAAGTCCCATCTAACCACTTTCTTTTGGTTATATAACTCTTCTTCTCTTTTGTCTGCTCTGAAAAAACTCTTGTGTTCCTGCAAGATATGCTACAATAGTTTATCGTTCCCTTCTTAGGAACAAACTTTTTGTCACACTTCCTGCAATTACTGTGACTCATATGTCCTTGCCATTGTAATAATAGCGTTTGTACTTAGTATTGTAGTTGCTACACTTACAGCGTTCTGCAGTGCACTTCGGGTAACTTTTAGTGGGTCAATGACCCCCATTGAAATTAAGTCACCCATCTCCATTGTCTTTAAGTTGTATCCAAAGCCATCCTCTACATCACTATTGTAAATGTCTTCAACAGACAACCCTGCATTTCTTAGTATCTGAGTCAAGGGTTCTTGTAGTGCTGCCTTAAATATCTTACACGCTACACTATGCTCCTCGCTACCTACTCCACTAAGCAACTCATCGGAGCTTATCTCATACAATGACTTCCCTGCTCCTGACAATATACCCTCCTCTAAGGCAGAACGTACAGCACAGACTGCGTCATCAACTCGGTCATACAACTCCTTTTGCTCCAAGTCAGTGTTCCCCCCAACAAAGATTACACCTATACCACCTGTTAGAGATGCGATGCGTTCAACAATAAAGTCCTTGTCATTCTTTTGCTTCGCTAGTTTATGGGCGTCCCACAGTTGCTTTACACGCTCGTCAATCTCAGGTTGGTTTATGTTTTCGTTTGACTTCAGTATCACCGTCTTGTCACGACCAACAATTACCTTTGAAGCATGTCCCAAGTCGTCATAGGTGATATGACTCAAGTCATCTCCTGTGCCTTCACTAAAGTAAGTAGCCCCAACGCTAATGGCAATATCCTGCATTAATTCGTGTTGCTTGTATCCAAAGTTTGGAGGAGCTACTACACATATCTTTAAGTTAGCCTTCATAACATTTGCCGCCAATGTATTTAATACATTTGCATTGCAAGGTGCTATGATTAATAACTTCTTACCTTCATTGATGATTGGTTTTAACACGTTCTCGATTTGAAGAACACTGTTTATGTCCACATCAGCTACTAATATCATAGTATCCTCAAATATACACTCGTCACGCTTTTGGTCGTTTATGAACAATGGAGAACCATATCCTCTGTCTACTTTTATTCCTGTTGTTGTTTCTGCATATGTGTCCGAGGTCTGTGAACGCTCAACAGTCACCATGCCCGACTTACCAACGTCATTGTATACATCCGCGATTATCGTTCCAATACTTCTGTCATTGTTTGCAGAGATAGTTGCAACGTCAACAATCATGTTATCCGTTACATCTGTAGATTTCTCCTTTAACTTCTCCACCACCTTTGCAGTTATCTCCGATATGTTTCGCAGAACCTCTGTTCTATTGTGCTTGTCAGTTATTAACTCTAGACCACTTAATACTAAAGACTCCGTTAAGACAATCGCTGTAGTCGTTCCATCTCCGGCACTCGTTGCCGTTTGGTCCGCTGCCTCTTTCATCATCCTTACGGCAAGGTTCTCAACAGGATCTAACAAGTCAATAGAACGAGCAACAGTTACACCATCCTTGGTAACAGTTATACCACGCAAGTGATTAACCGATTCTATTAGGACAGTATTACCGCCCGGTCCTAATGTGCTCTTAACAGCATTGGACATTGTCGTAACTCCTTTGATTAGTTTCTTTCGACCTTCTTCACCGAAATGTAAGTTTTTGGGTGAGTACCCTGCACTATCTATCATATTGTTATTTAATTAAATTGTTGATGCAAAGATATAAACTAAATTGTAATAATAATATCTTTTTTAAAATAATAGAATGTCAATTTAATTTTTCCCTATATATATATATATATTTATATTAATATATATGTATTTCTCTCACTGTATTTTCTCTTTAAAATCGACATAATCGACATTTAAAGAATAAAGTATTAATTACTAATTAGTTACAAAAATAAAATCGACACTAAAAACGACACAAAGTAATGTCGATTATGACTTTCTACCTTTAAAATTCATCATCATACCCATTCCTTCTTGCATCATGTCCTCTTTCATGTTACCTAATGCAACAGCTTCAGAATACATTTCTATCTTCTCAGCTTTTTTTAAAGCCTTTCTTAACTCCGCAGCTTTCTCAATTCCATTCTTACTATTAGGTCGGTTATTGATTAATCTACCATCTTTTACTGTTAGTCCGTCATTCATTAAACTATAAATGCTACCAAATTTTTTTCCAATCATGTCTCTTGTTTTAGTGAGTTACAAAGGTATAAAATTTTATCAGATAATAGTAGTAGTTGGGTTATGGTATGGTATGGCGCAGTCACTTCGCGTAGGAAACCGATTTTTTTTTAGGGGGGTGGGGGGTGCTTTCTTAAGACGACCTACGATATTTTTGGCTTTTTACCATGGGTGTCCAATCATGCCCCACCTCCACTACTAGACAACCAACTGCACCCCCACGACCCCATGCACGGCTTCCCCTCGCTCCCTCCTCGCTCCCTCCTCGCTCCCCTCCATCACGCAAGGCTCATCATCTATCAGCCAATAAGACACAAGGGCATCCACTACTTATATCCCTCTGTAACCCACGCCCACACACAAAAACGCACTTCTCTTAAAAAAGGTATTATACCTTAATAAGACGGCAAAGTTCGTTAAATCGCATTAAAATGCCCTTAAATCGCATTCCCTCTTTTGGTCAGCAAGAGAAAGGAGGTTCTCGCCCCCTCACTGCTTCCATGCCCAAATAAATCATGGGGTGCAAAACTTCAGTAACCCCTCTGAACACTTATGAACATTTAAGTCCTTATGTGAACATTTAATTGTTAATAACTTTATTAATATTTATACTATAATTATGCTATTCATATTAAAAAGTATCTGTATATTTGTACGGGAATTGTCCCAAACTAATTTAAACCTAACAAAAATGAACACTAAGCAAATCATCAACGGAGATAGCCAATTCTTTCAAGATTTAATCAACGAACAAAAAAACATTATGGTAAATGGGACTTCAATGCCTAAAGGCTATTATAACTTAATAATCTCAATTAGAGATTGCGGTCTTTACGCCAAAGGAATAAAACCAAACAGACATTTTAGAATCACAGACCTTAAGATATACTTCGGTATCAAAGGTAGTGCTAGTAGTATGTACGAGCAATTACAAGAAATTAAAAAAGCAATTATAAACCAATAAGTAAATAACAATCTAAAACCTAACAAAATGAAAAACGAAATGCAAGAATTCTTAGACAAACTAGACCAATTAAATTTTGTGTCAATTGACGGCAAAACCCTACACACTTCAGAAGGGTTTGAAATCAGCTACAACCTCAAGATGATGATGAGTCACCCATCCGACTACCCAATACAACTACTACTGAGAGTATGTTCAGATGGTGTCTACATCACTTCGTGGGGGTGTACGTCAAACGAAGACAACTTGACTGCTACTAAGTGGTGGGTAAAGAAGTCAAACGATATGCACAATAAAATGTTTGAGGCTACATGTGAAAAAGAGGCATCAATTAAAAGAATGTTTAATCAGTTAACTAAGTAACAAGTAACACAAGGTGTAGTTAGGGAGACTAATTCATGGAAGCGACATCCACTACACCACTAACAATTAAAACCTATACAAAATGAAAGCAACATTGAAAGAAAGAAAAGAATTCTCTGAACTACTGCAGAGATATGACGAACTAAGGGACGGCTTAATGGACTACACGATGAAATACTTTGATTCAATGGGGTACGACATTGATGGCTATTGGTGTCGTATTATTGATGGTGACATCAGCAACATAGATGACCTAAGAAATCAAGTTGAAGCATTCGAGTTAATATTGGAAGGCTTGAGCAAATTAAATTACATATTCGGATAAATTTAATAACAACTAAAACCATAAAAAAAATGAGAGCAATCGTAAACATCAACCATCGTAACATGCAAGGCCGTGACCACAAGGTACACGAGATAGTAGGCAATAGAATCACCTTAGAGTGTGTACTAGAACACGAGACAATCTTAGTAGACTTTACTATGAGAGAGGTACAGATGCTTGTACAAAATGACGAGGTACAAGTATTCAGAAATCAAGCATATAGAGATGGATACTTTGTGAACTATTCATCTGTACACGGATATGTTATAGAATATAGTATGCCCAACGGAAGAGAATTCAGAAACGTAGTAAAGAACCCATTCGATACAGATAACTACAAAGCAATTACAGATAGAGACTACACAGATAAATTTATTAACCAACCTAAATCCTAGAAATTATGAACGATAAAATGTATAATGTATATTACATAGACCAATTATATGGTGGTAAAGATGAGTATGAAATTACAACAAGTAATTTTAATAAATGGCTACAAGAAATAAATGCCGATAGAGAGGCAGATGGAGAAATTCCATACACTGAATGTGAATTTAGATTAGAAGAAATATTAACCAATTAAAAACTAGAAATTATGAGTGAATTAAAAATAAAAATGCAAAATGTTGAATCTATTGCAACACTAGTAATACAACAACAAAAGAATTTTGAAAATCATACTGATGAAGAAATTAAATATGCAAGTTACAATGAATACATGCAGTTGGTTTGGAATTTAGATTCCTTAAAGTCTGTCATTAAAGAACTTGAATACGAATTAAAAACTATTACACCCCTTTAAAAACTAGAAATTATGAAAACTTATTATGTATGCGATATTGACAACTATGGTCAACGCACCGGAACTTATACTACACTAAATCTAAGTGATAACGACATCACCATCAATCGATTTGGATGCGAGACATACAATGGAAGATTCTTATACGATAGCTTGATGCAAGTACTATATGCTTGTCAAGATTAATTAACCAACCTAAAAAACTAGAAAACATGAGAAAATCAAGTAAAAATATCAGAACTCTAGCAGATTATTACTTACAAATGATGAGTGCTAATCAGTTGAATGTTGAGATAAGTAAAACTTTGGTTAAACTATCAGAAGATGGTTATGCAATGAGCAATTTAAATCAAATAGAACACCTTACAAG